TGCGCTGGCCGACGTGATCGGCACCCACAACCGGTCGGCGCTCACCCCGCAGCACCGTCCTGCGGCGTCTGCTGGGGAGCCTTTGCAGCCAGCTCCCCAGCAGACACCGCTGATGAAGGCGTACGGCATCCCGGCGATCCGGCTGGCCACGCCTGCCACCAGTGCGGCTGCAGGCCCGCGGGTCACCATGTCCAACGGCGACGGCGACGGCGATGACAGCAACGGGCTCACCCCGAAAGGCAAGGCGATCTTCGCCAAGCTGAAGGCGAAAGGCTGGCCGGACGCCAAGTGCCTGGCGTTTGCCAGGCGGGCGCAGAACTTCGGGGGGCCGAAGTGAGCGCTGCCGCTGTCCTCACCCCGTTTTCCCGCAACCCGGCCATCGAGCTGGGTAACCGCCGCTGGCGCAAGCGGCTGCTGCCGGTCGGTGAGATCCACTACCAGGGCCGGGTCCTGAAGTTCACCAAGGACTACCTGGGCGGGCTGGCCCAGGCGTTCACCGACCGGGCCTATGACCAGGTGCCGTTCCAGCTGGCGGGTGATGCGAACAAGCACACCAACGACGTCGAGCGGTTCGGCGGCAAGATCACCGACATGTCGGTCCGCGACGACGGGCTGTACATGGAACTGGAGCCGACCGAGCGCGGTGAGCGCGTGCTGCGTGACAACCCGGATGTCGGCGTGTCCGCCCGGATTGTCGAAGGCTATGACCGCTCAGACGGCAAATTCTTCCCCAAGGCGATTCAGCATGTGCTGGCCACCCTGGACCCCCGTATCCCTGGTCTCGGCGGCTGGCAGGCCATTGAGGCTTCGGGCGACGACGTGGACGTGACCTACGACCTGAGCGGCGCCGAGTTCGCCGGAGAGGAAAACCCGATGCCTGAGCTGACCGAAACCCAGCAGGCCCGGATCGCCCAGCTGCTGCAGCTTCCCGCCGACCAGCTGGAGGCGCTGCTCACCGTCAACCCGGACCCGGCAGGCACGGCCAGCGCGCTGAACGGTGACGGCAACCCGGGAGACCAGCTGACCGACGCTGAGCTGGATGCGCTGGTGGAGGAAGCCCTGGCGCTGGACGCCGCGGGCCTGCTCGACGCTGAGCCGGAGCCAGCTGGCGCCGGGCTGAGCAGTGAGAATGCGATGGCCATCGAGCTGGCCACGGCCCAGTCCGATGAGAACGCCCGCCAGCTCGGCGTGATCAACGCCCAGCTGGACAATGAGCGCTGGCTGAACGAGCGCCGGGTGCTGATCGGCGAGGGAATCCCGCCGTTCATCACCGATCTGGCCCAGCCGCTGCTGGAAGGCGGCGGGCACACCGTGGACCTGGCCAACGGCAATGTGGTGGACGCGGGCCAGGTGATGCGCAAGGTGCTCACCGAGTACGCCAAGGTCAGCGGCCAGCTGGGGCTCGGCGTGGAGCTGGGCTCGCCGATGGACGCACCGGATGAGGATGCGACCGCGGCCGATACCCGCACGGCCACTGTCACCCGGCTCCGGGCGCAGATGGGCCTGTGACCTGTGTCCCGCCAGGTGCTCACCGCCGATGTCACGATCGCGGCCACCGACTACCAGCATCCTGAGCGTCGGCTGAGGAAAGGCCAGACGGTTGAGCTGTCAGCGGCTGAGATCACTGCCATCGGGGCGGGCAACATGCGCGCCACCGTCGCCCGTGACCAGCTCGGCGAGAACGTCGGCGTCAGCAACTCGTCCTAAAGAGAGAAGGGGAACCGGCTATGAGCGCCGTGCTTCCGCACTACAAGCAGGGGCCAGCCAACTACCAGGTCAGCGCGCTGCTGTACGGCGGGCAGATGGTGGAAAACACCACGTTCACCGCCGGGACCACCGACCTGACGGTCAAGCCAGCGGCGGCGTCATCGGTCCACTGCCTCGGCGTGGCAGGCGGCGATGCCAACGTGATCGCCGCCCAGACTGGTGCGCCCAACACCTACGGCCAGCCGCTGATCGACATCAGCGTGCTGACCGACTACGTGTCCGTCTACTACGGCGGGGTGGACATCTGGGTCTGGTACTCGGCCTCAACCACCCAGGGCCTCAAGCTGCTCTGCACGGCCAACGGGACTGTCGGCCCGGCCGGTGCCGGACCGGCCGCTGACCAGGTGGTCGGCATCTGCACCCACCCGGGCGGTGTCTCAGCCGGAATGCTCACGCAGCAGATCGGCGGGCAGGGTGCGGCTTCATTCTTCCTGGGCCGTGCCCGGATCTTCTGACAAGGAGCTGAGTCATGCCGACTGCCGTTCGCGGGTACAGCGATTCCCCGCGGATCACCGTTAGCGAGCTGCTGAAAGACCCTCTGGTCGTTCCGCAGCTGATCCTGGACATCACACAGAACGAGTTCATCGTGGACTCGGTGCTGCGCAACGCCGGGATGGCCACATCCGGGGCGGTCCGCTATTCGGAGAGCACACCGCTGTATGCGGATGACTTCCCCGAGATCCGGCCCGAGTTCGGTGAGGTCCCGGTCGTGCCGACGTCGATCGGCATCCCGCGGGTGGTGTTCACCCATGAGCGGGCCATGGCGATCATGGTGTCTGACGAGATGCGCCGCCGTCAGGCCATGGACCCGGTGACCCGCCAGCTGCAGCAGGTCAAGAACACGATGGTCTACAGCTGGAACACCGCGTTCTACTCCGCGGTGGTGGCCAACGCCAGCATCCAGACCCTCGCGGTGTCCAACACCTGGGCCAGCGCCAGCGCCACGATCCGGGCGGACATCGCCCAGGGCATGTACCTGGTCGAAAACGCCAACATCGTCTCCCCGTCTGGTGTCACCCAGTGGCTCGGCTTCGAGGCTGACACCTTGATCATCAACCACGGCACGAAGAACACGCTGATCCAGTCCAGCACGTTCGCGGCGCCCTACGTCGGTGACATTGCCAGTGAAAGCCTGCAGTACACCGGGCTGCTGCCCCAGAAGATCATGGGGCTCGACACGCTGGTGTCCCGCCAGATCCCAGCGGGCAACGCGATCATCATGCAGCGCAACCGGTGCGGCTTCATCGCCGACGAGCTGCCGTTCATCGCCGGGCCGCTGTACCGCGAGGAGCCCCGCAAGACGTGGCGCTCCGACACCCAGCGGGCCAGCGCGATCGGCCTCGACCAGCCGCTGGCCATCGTCCTGCTCTCAGGAGTGTGAGGTAACCCATGGCAACGGCTGCAGCCCGCCCCAAGGTCATCGCCGAGGGCCTGAGCAGGTACCAGGCCCTGACTAACATCAGCGTGCCCCAGCGGCACCCTGACTCCAAGCTGGAGACCGGCCAGAACGACCTGGTGCTCCCCGGCGAGATCGTGGAGCTGACCGAGCGGCAGGCCGCCAACCTGATGGACACCAGCCCGAAGTCCGGCCGGATGTCCCCGGCGGTCCGGCCGTACAGCGAGCACGGCGATCCGCTGCCGCGGCTCACTGCCCGCCACCTGTCCGGTGCGCTGCGCAGGCCCATGACACCGCCGCCCGGTGACGAAGGCCCGCGCCCCGACCCGCCGGGCAGCAGCCACATCCGGTACATGGAAGACCCGCCGGAGCTGGCTGAGCCGCTGCCGGGAAGCGAGAACAACCCGGTGTCACCTGACGCGGTGGACCTGCCGCCAGGCACAAGGATCGGGGCGATCTGACCGATGGCCGCTGGTGTCCCCCAGGCGATCTCTCTCACCTGCCCGCGCTGCAAGATCTCGCGGCGGTTCAGCAATGTGGACGGCGGCACGTTGTTCCGCTGCACCGGGTGCGAGTGGTACTGGACGCTGGGCACCCAGGCGCCGACCGGCACGACCAACGCCTCCCGGTCGATCGGCGCGGCCACCATCCCGGTGGCTTCGGGTGGCGCGTCGTTCACCTCCGGGATGCTGATCCTGATCGACACCGGGACAGCAGCCGAAGTGGTCACTGCCACGTCCACCGGCTCGGCCACGTCCATCCCGGTGACGGCGTTCATCAAGGCGCACAACTCGGGCGTGGCGGTCGGCCAGCTGCTGGTCAGCTCCACCTATTCCGGTGTTGGCCAGGACGCGGTGCCAGCTAACCCGGGCTGGGGGTTCTGATGGCGCTCAACCGCTACGTGCTGACATCCAACGTCACGGTCGCGGCAGGTGCAGCAGCTGCAGTGGTGGCTGGCGAGCCTGGTACGGGCGGGGCGTCCGGGTTCGGTGGTGCCCCCACGACCGGCGGGCCGCTCTGGCCCACCACCTACCTGGCAGGCACCGCTATCGTCCTGGACCCCGCCGGGCCGCTGTACACGGCGATCGGGGCGGGCAACCTGCGGGCCTTCACCCAGGGCACTGACGACGTCGGCCACCAGGCCCTGGCCAACTGAGGGAGCCCCCGATGGCAGCGAACGGCCGGATGGTCAAGACCAACATCACGGTCACCTGGGACGGCGTGACGTTCAACGTGCCTGCCGGGACCGTCGTGGACATCCCGGCAGGCAGCTCGCTGGAAACGGCCTACGGGACGTCCAACCTGGTCGCGCTCACCGCGGCGCAGCAATCCGGTGACGCCGACACCGAACCAGTCTTCGCGGAGGGATGAGCACCCGATGGCAGTAACCACGCCCGCAGTCCCGGCCACCACCGTCGCCCAGGCCAACAGCACCGGCCAGAACGTCTCGGTGGCGGTGACTGGTGGCACGGTCACCGGCATCCTGGTGCTGCCGAGCCCGGCCCAGCCGCTGGTTGCGCCCTCAGTCCCGGCGAGCACGGTGCAGACCGCCAACAACACCGGCCAGCCGGTCGCTGTCACAGTGACCGGCGGCACGGTCACCGTCATCTCGGTCAGCGGGGTGGCATCCGGGCTCATCTCCGGCACGGTCATCGTCCCGGCGGGCGGCAACATCGCCATCACCTACTCGGTGGTACCCACCTGGACCTGGCAGCAGGCGGTCACCGGGTTTCACGGCACGTCGATACCGTCACCCAGCTCGGTCCCGCTGCCCCCCTCCGCTTCGGTCACCCTCGTCTACTCGGCTGCGCCCACCTGGGCGTGGACCAACCCGCTGGCCTCCGGCTACACGCCGTATGCACCCAACGAGAACACCGTCCTCGGCAGCCAGCTCACCCAGCTGCCGTACGCGGCACATGCGGAAGGGGGCCTGACCGGCCTGGCGGTGGCGGTCAGCAACTAGATGGCGAGCCCGCTGTATGCAACCATCCCGGACCTGCGCCTGGTGCTGGACAGCACCGACGCGGGCACTGGCACGGCTGCGCAGCTGTCCGACGCCCAGCTGACTCTCGCGCTCGCCGCGGCAAGCACCCGGGTGTCCACCTACACGGGCACCGTCTTTGACAGCTCCACCCCGGCCGCCACCCCGCCGGACCTGCTGCGCGACCTGACCCTGGACCTGGCCGCCTGGTGGGCCACCACCTACTACGCCAAGGCCAAGGAAATGGGCGCCAACCACCCGGTGGTGCTCCGTTACACCGAGGCCGTGAAAGTTCTCAACGACATCCGGTCCGGCAAGATCCGGCCCGACCCGCAGCCTCCCGGCACGGTGGGCATGGAGACCGGGCATGTGATCAATCCGCTGCCCAACATCTTCCTGCCCGAATCCAGTGGCACTGCGTACAACCCGTTCGGCAACGTCATCGAGGCGGACACTACGCCGGACAACTTCAGCAGCCGGTGGCTGACCGATCTCGGGCTGGAGTACCAGGGATGAGCGGCACGTTCACCGGGCGCATGGACCTGCTGCGCGAGCAGACGGGCCGCGGCGAGCTGCTGCGCGGGTCGGTAACTGTTGATCAGGTGTACGCACATGCCCAGCATGAGCACCTGGAATACCACCATCCCCGCGGCGGGTCGGCGCGCTACCTGTCCATCCCGCTGTTCGAGCGGTACAGGCGCTACCTGCGCACCATCGCTGACGGCGTGCTGGATGACGGCGGCAAGCGTGGCATGGCCGATGCGATGGAAGACCTGTCGGACTCACTGATGGTCCATGCGCCCGTGGAGTTCTGGGATCTGCGGCGGTCCGGCCACCCGGTCGTCGAGCTGGGCGGGCGCACCATTTACGACAGGTCGCCTGTTGTCCACCGGCTGACTGACGCCGAGCTGCGGGCCAAGTCGCGGCTGCGCTATCTCGGCCTGCCGGACCGGCTCAAAGGCTGGATCTGGTGGCACATGACCGCCCGTGGCAAGGCTGGCTTGCCGCCACCTCGGCGTGGAGGTGGCGGGTAGATGTACCGGATAGATTTGATGCGTGGACTCGAAGCGCATTGCGCAGGACGACCGGGAGAGTTTCAGTCTCTGGTACGCCTCCCAGATGGAGAAGCAGGGCAGAGCCTGCGCCATTTGCCGTCGCCCGTTCGAGGACACCAAGGCGACCGAGCCAATGGTGGATCACGACGCCCGGCACTGCGGGCCACGCAATCATTGCGCAGTGTGCCGTCGCGGGCTGCTCTGCATGAGATGCAACAACGGCATCGGCTTGTTCGGGGAGAACACCGAATCAATGGCCAGGGCCATCGCCTATCTGGACAGTTCCCCGGTCGATCTCAGCCAGCCTGGCTACACCAGATGCTGGGGCAGGCGGCAGACCTGGGAGTACCGGGCCGATCTCAAAATGGACCTGGACAAGGCCCAGCAGATGCGGGAGCTGCGGGCGGCAGGTCTGTCTCGCAAGCAGCTGGCTGCCCTGTTCGGTGTGTCCGTGGCAACGGTCAAATCCGTGACCTCCGGCAAGAGCTGGCGAGAGCCCGCCTAGCCCACACCGCACCCCCGCCGCGGAGGGGCCGATGATCGGCCGCCGCGTGCAGAGCTTCGCCGGGATAGAGCGGCCCGGCGACTACTTCGGGCCTGTGGTGCATAACGGCATTGAGGTCTGCTGGTTCCTCAAGCCCAACGCCCGCAACGAGAATGCCCCGCCACGGGCACGCAGCATCCAGCACGTCAACTTCCCGCCGCACACCTACCGGGAATGCCCGGACGGGTCGCTGGAGATCCGCAACAGTATCGGGGACACAGCCGGGGGCAGCACGGAATCTGACGGCTGGCATGGCTTTCTCGATGAAGGCCACATCTGGAGGCAGGTGTGACCGCGCCGACACAGGTGATCATCGACTGGATCAGCGCGCTCGGCTGGGATGACCGGCAGGAGACCGGTTACCCGCTGGTAGCCGGGCCGTACCTGCCCGACCAGCCGGACCGGCTGTGCGTGATCACCGGAGGCGGCGGGCCAGGCTACCTCACCGAGGAACCGGCCACTGACGGCTCGCTGTTCCAGGCCCGGCTGCGCGGGCCGACCGGCGACCAGCTGGGTGTGGAGTCAGCTGCCCAGCTGCTGGATGACCTGATTCTCGGCGCTCATTTCCCGGCGGCCATCGACGGCACCGTGATCAACCTGGTCGCCCGGCAGGGCTCCGGGCCGACCCCGCTGCCCTGGGACCCATCCGATCAGCGGGTGGATTTCACCAGCAACTACCTGATCGTGACAGGAGTCTGACATGGCGCTGCCCAGTGCCCGCGTGACACTGCTGCCGATTCCGTTCAACCTGGCTCCGCTGGCCGGGACGTTCCCGCTGGCGTCCACGCCCGGCTACGACCTGGGCAGCCCCAGCTCGATCACCGCCTGGGGAGCCACCCAGGGCATCCGCATCCCCAACAACGGCCAGGTGATGCTGTTCTGGGCGTCCGGTGCCACCCTGCCCGGCATTACCCAGGTACTGGTCGGCGACCCGGTCGGCAACACCGGGACATTCGCCCCGGCCACCACTGAGCAGCAGTCCCTCGCGGCTAGCAGCTCGGGCTGGCTGGG